AGTCGTAGGAGATGAGGCACACCAGTTTAAATCCAAGTCATTAATATCTATAATGACAAAACTTTGTGATGCAAAGTATCGTTTTGGATTCACTGGAACTCTGGATGGAAGTCAAACTCACAAGTGGGTTCTAGAAGGATTGTTTGGTCCTTCATATAAGATTATCAATACAGATGAATTGATGAAGAAAGGTCATCTAGCTAAATTAGATATCAAAATACTCCTATTAAAACACCCACCGAATCGATTTGAAATATTTGAGGATGAAGTTCAGTATATTATTAATCATTCCAAACGAAATAACTTTATTAAAAATCTTACATTAGATCTAAAAGGAAATACTCTTGTTCTATTTTCAAGAGTAGAAGGTCACGGGCAACCTTTGTACGACCTCATAAATATTAATAAGGTTGATGATCGCCATGTTTTCTTCATTCATGGCGGAGTAGAAACTGAAGAAAGAGAAAGAGTTCGTGAAATAACGGAAAAGGAATCAAACGCAATTATTGTGGCATCATATGGGACTTTTTCTACCGGTATTAATATTCGTAACTTACATAATGTTGTGTTTGCGTCACCATCAAAATCGAGAATTAGAAATCTTCAATCTATCGGAAGAGTACTCAGAAAAGGTGAAAACAAAGTAAAAGCAACTCTATATGATATTGCCGATGATATCAGTTATAAATCAAGAAAAAATTACACCTTAAATCATCTTATCGAAAGAATTAAAATCTATAATGAAGAAAATTTTAATTATGATATTGTAAATATACCAATAAAGAACTAATGGGCGAAGAGTTTTATTGTGTTTTAAAATTAGTATCTGGTGAAGAAATTCTATCGTTAATCTGTGTAGATGAAAACGATGGAGATCCTATCATAGTGCTTCAAAATCCTGTAGTCGTAAAAATTCATTCTGGACCTACTGGGTCACAAGTAAAAATAAAACCCTGGATGGAATTACCTAACGATGATTTCTTTATGATTAAACTTGATAAAATAATTACTATGACAGAAACTACAGATAAAAAATTAATTCATCTTTATCACCATTACTTATCTGATGATGATTCAATTGAATTATATAAATCATCTGGTGAAGTAAAAGTGTCAAATGAGATGGGTTATGTTTCTTCAGTAGAGGATGCTCGTAAGAAACTTGAAGAGTTATATAAAGGTATTAAAGAAAGCTAATATCCTATCTTTAACGGGGACAAACCTAGTCTATACGCAATTTAACAACTTGTCAAGCCCCCTAATGTGTGGTATAATTAACTTAACTTATTAATGGATAAATGAGACCACCATGGCAAAAAAGAAATCAGAGCACTATGTAAACAATAAAGAATTGTTAGAAGCAATGATAGTATATCGTGCTAAAGTTGCGAAAGCACGGGAACTGTTCATTGAGAAATATGATACAGAACCACCAAAGTCAGGACCATGGGAAGGAAAACCAAGAATTCCCAACTACCTAGGTGATTGCTTCTTAAAGATTGCTACTCATTTATCCTATAAACCAAACTTCGTTAATTATATGTTCCGTGAGGATATGATTTCTGATGGGATTGAGAACTGCGTTCAGTATATTCATAACTTTAATCCAGAAAGGTCTCAGAATCCTTTTGCCTATTTTACTCAAATTATTCACTACGCATTTCTGAGAAGAATTCAAAAAGAGAAAAAGCAACTTGAAATCAAGACTAAGATTATCGAAAGAACTGGTTTTGATGAGGTTATGATGATTGATGACAACTTGCTTTCTGGGAGCAATTCAGAGTATAATAGCATGAAGGACGCAATCCAGTACCGAAACAACAACCGATGACCCTCATAGCCTGCCTTACGGACACCCACTATGGGTGTAAAAAAGGTTCAAAGCATCTTCATGACTACTTTGAACTCTTCTATAAGAATGTTTTCTTTCCTGCCCTCGAAGAACATGGGGTAGAGACAGTCATTCATATGGGTGATGCATTCGATAGTCGTAAGTCAATCGATTATCAAAGTCTGGAGTGGGCGAAGAGAGTTGTATTCGAACCTCTTCGTGAGTATGATGTTCATATGATTGTGGGTAATCACGATTGCTACTATAAGAATACCAATCACGTCAATTCTCCAGACCTGCTTCTCAAGACTTATCCAAATATCAAAACTTATAGTTCTCCAACAAATACAAAAGTTGGTGGAATTGATATGACCTTTATTCCTTGGATTTGTAGTGAGAATCACGAAGAAACGATGAATGTGATTAAGAAATCCAAAGCAAAGGTTGCGATGGGTCATTTAGAACTTCAAGGTTTTCGTGTAAATAAAAATCTAATTATGGAGGACCATGGACTGGACTCGAATATTTTTTCAAAGTTCACAAAGGTATTTTCTGGTCATTACCACACTCGTTCTGATAATGGACGCATCTTCTATCTCGGTAATCCTTATGAGATGTATTGGACGGATGTGAATGATACTCGTGGATTTCATATCTTTGATACAGAAACACTAGAACATACACCAATCAATAATCCTTATAAATTATTCTATAATCTTTATTATGAAGATACTCCTTATCAGACATTTGATGCTCGGGAGTATGAGAACAAGATTGTAAAGATTATTGTTCGTAAAAAAACAAAGGCAAAGGATTTTGAAAAGTTTGTAGATAAATTATATACTGCAGGAATTCAAGATCTTAAAATTATTGAGAACTTTGAAATCCAAGAAAGTGAAGATTTTCAAGTTGATGAAGAGGAGAATACTCTTTCAATTCTAAATCGTTATATTGATGAGTCTGAAGTTCAATTTGATAAGAACATAATTAAAGGAATCCTACAAAATCTTTATAAAGAGGCTTGCGAAGTTGAGTAATGTTTCTTCTCACACTTAAAGACCAGAAAGGGGATGGTGCATTTGCCGTCCAAGACAAATATGGTGAAAAAGTTCTATTTCTTTTTGAAGAAGAGGATGATGCAACTCGTTATGCCTTAATGTTGGAAGACCAAGAAGAAAAAGAGATGGACGTTGTGGAAGTAGATGATGAGCTTGCCATAAAGACTTGTAGGATGTACAATTATAAGTATGCCGTGATTAAACCCGAAGACATTGTAATTCCCCCTAAGAATGATAATTTTTAAGAAAATCCGTTGGAAGAACTTTTTAAGTACTGGGAACCAGTTCACCGAAATGGACTTCCAAAAGAACCAAACCAACTTGATTGTTGGTACGAATGGTGCTGGTAAATCCACTGTGTTGGATGCCTTGACTTTTGTATTGTTCAATCGTCCATTTCGTAAAATTAATAAACCCCAACTTCCTAACAGTACTAACGAAAAGGACTGTCTGGTGGAGATTGAATTCTCGGTCAATAATCGTGAGTATTTGGTTCGTCGTGGAATTAAACCAAATGTTTTTGATATTGAGGTAAATGGAAAGCAACTTCATAAGGAAGCAGATGACCGTGCGAATCAGAAAATCCTAGAAGAGAATATTCTAAAGGTCAATTATAAGTCTTTTACTCAGATTGTAATTTTGGGTTCTAGTAATTTTGTTCCCTTTATGCAATTGACTACGGCAAATCGTCGTGAGGTAATTGAGGACTTACTGGATATTCGTATCTTCTCTTCGATGAATAATTTGATTAAGGAAAAGATTCGTCAGCAAAAGGAACAGATTAAATCTCTGGACTTTAAGAAAGAATCTCTCAAAGATAAAGTTCTGATGCAGAAGAACTTTATTGAGCAGTTGGAAAGTCGCGGAAAGGATAATATTAATGCGAACAAACAGAAGATTACTAATTTGATTAGTGAAGTTGATGCTTATATGCTTCAAAATGCAACTACCGAAGAAAGTATCTTTGGATATACTAAGGAGCAAGAAGAAGTTGTTGGTGCGACTGATAAACTGAGAAAGTTGGGAAACCTAAAAGGTAAAATCTCCCAGAAAGTATCTACCATTACCAAAGAGCACAAGTTCTTCACAGAAAATACGGTTTGTCCCACCTGTACTCAAACAATTGAAGAAGAGTTTCGGTTAAATAGAATTACCGACGCTCAAAATAGTGCTAAGGAACTTCAACAAGGTTATAAAGACCTTGAAGAGACCATAAAACTGGAAGAGGAGAGAGAGCGTCAATTCATTGCTCTATCTAAGGAGATTACGAAACTCAACAATGACATTTCTCAAAACAATGCTAGAATTTCATCTAACCAACGACAG